ATCCTAAACTTTTCTTTTTCATAATAATCTCCCTTAACTCCACCCAATCAGGTGGAGTTTTTTAGCTTTATTTCAGGCTTTTGGGGACTATTCTAAAAATAATTTTTCGATATTTTTCGGATTTTGGTCGGGGAATTGGCGGGGACTTTTTTAGCGAATATGACTAAGAAATAGGTCTGTTGTCGCTTCAGCAAGTTCGTCCTCTACTTGATTGTAACGATCGGTCATATAGACTTTTGTATGGCCCAGCGCCTGGCTTAATTGTTCAAGCGGAACCCCTGCAATAATGCTTTGAGTCGTGAAGAAGTGGCGCATCATGTGAGGTGTTACATGCAATCCTGTTGCTTCATTCACTAGATTGAAGTTTCTATTTAGCTGGTTTGGATTGATGAGACCACCTTTCTCGTTGATAGTTATATAATCCTTGTGCTGTTCCTTGATAATTCCTAACTTTCGCTTAATCTTAGAAGCTTCAGCTATCAGATAATAGATCAGGTCTGTTCCGATATCATCAAGGCAGACATATCGCTCTGAATCCTTCGTTTTAAGCCCTCCTTTCCCTTTTAAGGTCTGGTTGCTTCGACTGTCTCTAAGATGCAGTATAGCCCGTCCGCTGTCGTTCTGAGTGATGTCCATTGGACGCAATCCAAAGACTTCTCCTCTTCTCAATCCAAAAATTGTCAGATAGGTCAGAGCGTAGAATTGTTTTGGCATAATCTCTTCTGCCTTTGCTATCCAAGTCTTGAACTCTTTGAGAGTCACTTTCTTGTTTGCAGCAGGGATATCACTCTGGCCGATGAAAACACCTTTCAAGCGATTTGAGAGCAGATTACCATTTTTCACGGCATCATTCAGCAATGCCATGAAGCTGGAATTGAGGGTTTGAACAGTGTATCTGGTATGGTTTTGCAACTTTTTAGCTATAAAGAGTTCATACTCATTTCTATCCAAATTTTTAAGCAGGGCAGAACCAAACTTTGGCTTGATATGGTTCTTATAGAGATTGTCATTGAGGTAGTATGAAGTGTCATTCCAGCGCCCTGTTGACAATCTCTTTTCAGAATAGATATCCCAATACTGATCAAGCGTTAGATTCGTATTGATACCTAATTCTTGTTCTTGGATTTGTTGCTCAAGCTCTACCAAGGCTGCACGAGCTTGAGGGAGAGTTGTGAAACCACTTTTACTTTTTTCTCTTTTTTTACCTCGGAAGAAAAAAGAACGTCTGACATAGTAACGCTTGCCTTTAGCAGTCTCATAGTAATAGATATTTGGGTATTTTGTTTTATTATATTTCATTGTATTCTCCTTGTTTATCGGCTTCTGGACAAGGTCTAAACATTGAGAATATTGACATCACCCCTTTCATGGTGTAAAATAGGGTATAGAAAAGAGGCCTTTTTAATGGCTGATTTTTTATAAGGGTAAGCTTCACAATCAAACTTTGGCGAGGGCGATTGTGGGGCTTTTTTTTATTTTCTGAATAGTTTGTATAGTTTATACAAACTCCAAGCTGTCAAAGGGACTGCAAGGAATGGAGCGATTGGAATACCAACAACTCCAAAAAAGACTAAGAAAAGATACAGTGCTGAAAATATGATTTTATTGGCAGGAAGTTTTTTCTTAGGAGATGTTTCTGAAAGATTAATCTCGTTTACTATATCAGCGACACTGTCACTAACAATATTTTGTTCAATATGTTCAGTTTCAGTTGTTTTAGTTTCAATAGCTTCAGTTTCCGTAACTTCTTTATTGGAAATGTTATCATCAATTATCTCAGATGATTCGCTCTGAATTACTTCTTTTTGTGAAGAATCAACAATGGTAAGGTAAATTTCAAAACCAACATCCAAATCATTATTTGTGACAACTTTTTCTTCATACTCGTCCCATTCTTTATATGGGCCACCTTTTATCTCTCCCTCTATTACAAAGTTATATTTTTTATTATCAAAATATTTTCGTATTGTTTTAGCAATGGTTGCAGGAACATATCCTACATGATTATCAAATATCAAAACTTTTATAGCATTAGGATCATATCTATTATCTACTTCTGGAACGAGCTCAATATTGAAAAAGTCTAAATCTTGATATTTGAAAACTTTCAGACCATATTCTTCAAGTTCTTCTCTAAGTTCCTTAGTTGATAAATTGCTATAGTACTTTGCATATTCTGGGATTCCGTTATCTTCAGCAATCATATTGCAAGCTTCTTTTACTGCTTTTTTATATTTTGTCACTCCAGCGACTCTGAATAATATTTTTTCAACAGTCTTTTGCATATATTTCCCCTCTATATAAATATCTTCAATGCAATTTTTAATTTACTAATGCCAAGTACTCTTCCTTGACCATGACTTCATTAGTCATAGTTTTTAGATTGTAGTAAGACATGAATTTGAGGTAATCAAACTCTGTGGGGTCGTCTAAGCTTTCTAGTGCGTCTTTCACGAGATGATGGATCATATTCCTATCAGCTTCGTTTTCACAGCGTAGGCGAGCGTTTTGGTACTCTGAGCGTGTATGGTCTTTGTGTCCGAGTTCGTGTAGGGCGACTTGGATTTGTTGTTCAGGAGCTAAGTTGTGGTCAATAGCGAGTACGTTTGTGTCTGGATTGTAGAAACCGCTACTGTGCCAGTTTGAACCGTCGAAGAGACAAAGCTCTACTTGATATTCTTCGCAGAGTTTAGCGAGTGTCATAGTTCTCCTTCGTTATTTATAAACATCTCTGCGGTGGGCGATTTCCACGGCTAGGACGACTAGTTTATCGTCTTGGATATCACAGATGATGCGGTAATTCTCTACTCTGTATCGCCAGTAACCTGCAAGGTTGGCTTTTAGTGCTTTTCCGTGTTGTCGTGGATTGGTCGTGTTTTCAATGTTTTTAGCAAGTCAGGATAGGATTTGTTTTCTGGTTGGGGTATCTAGTTTTTTAAGTTGCTTGAGAGCTTTTTTATCAATATCTAGCCGATACATTAAGCAATATCCTCTCGAGATAGTCCTAGTTCATCCAAGACCTCATCCATGGTATAAGTAGCTGGGTCGGCTAAATACTCCATATAGGCTTGGTCGGCTGCTCGTGCGTCTTCGATATCTTCCATGAGTACCATGAAGTCGTCAAAATCCATGGTTGTTGTGTCGATACCGTGTTTGGTTAGGTAGTCCGTGATGTAGGAGTTTTTTTCTGTGAAATTGATCGTGATAGTCATTAGCGTTCTCCTTTGCTTTTGAAGTGGGCGGATAGAACGGATGTGATGAAGTCGATATCATCTTCATTTAGTGGTTTTCCGTCAAATAACATGGTGTTGGCTGCTGCTTTGCGTAAGTCTATGATTTGTCCATTTACTTGAGCAAATTCATCACTTCCAGCGATAGCAGGATTATCTGTCCGTCCGAGTAGGTAGTCAGCACTTACATTAAAATAATCAGCTATTTCTTTTAAAACTTTTGAACTAGGATTACTTCTTTTTAATCGATATAAAGTATTAGTTCCATAACCAAGTTTTTCTTCTAAAATATTTATAGAAATCCCCTGTTTATCAGCTAATTCTTTTATTTTATCGAATGCTACAAACATTAATTTTTCAACCTTTCTAAGCAAACGAAAAATAATTTTAAAATATTTGTAGAAAATAGTTGACTTATTTAGTCAAATGTTTTAAAACAATATTCGTAAGCTAAAGAGTTAGCGAACTAGACAACTAAAAAATAAAGCCTTACAAAACTGATTGGCGTCCGTTTACTGTAGGTAAAACTTACTTTTAGTAGGTCTTTTCTCTATGTTTTTATTTTAAAACATTTGACTAGAGTTGTCAAGAAGTTCGCTAACTTTTTAGATATTTTTTTAAAAGGAGGTCAGGAAATGAGACCAAGACGATATCCGTATAGTGGGAAAAAAGAGTCTACCCTCGTAAAGGCAGACCCTGAATTAGTAGAAAAAATTCTAAGAAACACTAGTTTTCTTGAGCGTTTACAAGTTCTGTTAGCAACGAAACCGTAGTTTCTGTACTGAGTTTATGAGCGACAAGGACGCTATTAAGAATAGCCTTTCTAATTTCCATGTCGATTGGGTATTCTTTAAATACCTCATCTAACAATATCTTTGATAACTGGAATAGCATCGTTGATAATTTCTTGAGAAACTTGTAAAACATCTTCTTTAGTGAGTTTTGACATATAAAATTTCCTCCTTTCTATTGGAATTTTGACTAAAACGGTGAGAGGTCCTAGTCAAGATTATTATAGCAATTTAGGAAGATATTACCTCAGTCTTGAGACTGATATAGGAGGTTGAATGGAAGATAAAATCATCGAACTTGCTGATTACTTCATCAGCGAGAACACAACGTACAGAGAAGCTAAAATAGCGTGTGAGAAGCTATTTAAACAAGCCAGCCATGAGATAGAACTCAGAGCGCTGGAAAGTGAAACGAAGAAATAGAAAGGAGAAAGATGAGTAAAGAACTAAAGATAATCAAGGCTAAAATCAAAACTCGTTTGATTGAGCTTGATATGACTCAAGCTGAGTTAGCAAAACAAGTATTTGTCGCATCATCAGTTATTTCGGAGCTTCTGAAGTATGGAAAAGGAAGTGATTATGTGAAAGAAAAAGTCGTAGATATTTTGGGTATTGAAAACCCTTGGGAAAATAGTTAGAGCATGAGGAAATAGTATGAACAACGCAGCGCAAAAAGTAACACGGATTGACAAAGATGCCTGGGAGATTGCTACGGAGCTGGCGAACGAGTACGGCGTATCTATTTGTCACATCATCAGCGAGAGCGTCCGCTACTGTGCAGAGAATGCCGAATTTAAGGAGATGGACGTTGTCGTTAAACGATTGGTAGTCGGCAGTAAGGTGCTGGAGTAGGAGGGTGGAGATGAATGAACTAGTATGGTTTTACTTTGTTGTCATAATCAATCTTATCATTGGTTTTGCTACATACTACGCTAGCAAAAGAGATAGAGAAAAGTGCATCAACGGGTTTAAAAAAATACAAGATGATGAGCTTGAAAGAGTTAGAAATAAATTTAATTTATGATTTTTTAGAAGTCTTTTGAATAAATCTTTTATTTAAGTTTTGTTTGCTATTGCTTGCTTTATTAGCTATTTTTAAAGCTTTGTCAAAATCAACCTCGCCTGTAAAAACTTTGTAGGTAAGATCATTCATCTTCATAGACTTGTCGGTTTCAGTATCAAGCTGAGATACCTTCTCAAGTTCTTGCAACCGTAATTCATGAGCTTGTTTGATTTTTTCAAGTTCAAAGGCATGTTGCTGTTTTAGAGTATCTATCTGATGATGAAATTCTCTTTCGAGTTTTTCAACAGTATGTGAATGTTCTTTGGCTTGTTTTTCAATCTCAGCTTTATTGTTAGCTTTTGATGCGACATATGACCATAACCCTGATATTATTGCAAGAATAATACTAATCACAGGTTGAATAAGAGCTTGATATTCCATAAGATTTCTCCAATCGTTTTATTTTAATTATACCAAATTTAGAAAGGAACTTTATGAACGAAATTTTTAATTTTCACGGGCAGGAAGTCCGTACTTTGATCATTGATGACGAACCTTGGTTCGTTGGGAAAGATGTTGCAGACATCCTAGGATATAGCAAGGCTAGAAATGCGATTGCTCTTCATGTTGATGAAGATGACGCCCTAAAACAGGGCCTCACAGATAATTTAGGAAGGGTTCAAGAAACTATCATCATCAACGAATCTGGCCTCTACTCTCTCATTTTATCCAGTAAATTACCTCAAGCGAAAGAGTTTAAGCGCTGGGTGACATCAGAGGTTTTACCAGCTATTCGCAAGCAGGGTGGATTTATCCGTGAGGATTTGGACGAGGATGCCTTCATTGCTCTATTTACTGGACAGAAGAAATTGCGCGAGCAACAAGCTAGCATGATTGAAGATATCGACTATCTAAAAAACGAACAGCCAATTCATCCAAGCTACGCTCAATCGCTACTGAAGAAGCGTAAGGCTAGGGTTGTGGCATGCCTGGGTGGTATTGATAGTCCAGCTTATGCGGATAAGACTTTCGCTCAGTCAGTCTTTAGACAAGCTGAGATTGATTTCAAAGACCACTTTAATATCAGTCGCTATGACTTGTTACCGAAGAAGTTTGCAGAAGCTGCTCTTGCTTACTGGATGACGTGGGAGCCAAGCACTAATACCAAGATGAAAATCATGAAATTGAACTCATTTGACGAAGGGTAGGAGGGAAAGAAGATGGACAATGTTCTACTTTCACTATCTGAATGGATTAAGTCCATTATCAAGGACACAATCACAAGGCTAGTCGAAATAGAAAAAGATAGTGATCACTATCCAGAGTTGATGGATGTGAACACTACCTGTGATTTTCTAGGAATTAAGTATGCCACATTTTCAGATAATTATCGTTACTTAAAGGGGTTTCCAAAGGAATTACCTGGTAAGAAATGGTCAAAAAGAGCCATCAAAGAATGGCTCTCTAATCAAATATAATAACTTTACTAAAAGGCTTCTGGACAAGGTCTTAGCAAAATTATTTGACTATATTATAGCATAAAAAGAGGATAAGGAGATTAAAAAATGTTTGAACCACCGATTTTAGACCAGCTGATGGGTGTTGGAGCTTTGCTGATTGGATTTGCAGGAGCTTGCCGTCATATCAAATTGCAGGAAAAACGCAAGGAAGAAGAAAGACGAGAAGAGCAAGAATTTGCGTCTATGATTATTCGAGGCTATAACCATGCTTACGAACGTGGTAGAGAGGCTGAACGTCAAGAAATCTGCAAGAATATTCGTCGTCCGTTCAAGGGCTTTACCTACGACAATGAACCGCCTGTAGGCTTGCGTCCTGAGCCGTTAGCTTTGCCAGAACCTAAACAGTCTGCAATCAGATTTTTGTAATGAGGAGGTCAGGAAATGCAAGAATTGATTGAATGGCTGGATAACCTGATTATGATTGTTAAAGAACTGGAAGGAAGGGAATCAACTTCAAGACATTTTATTACGATATGGGAAAACGATTATAAAAATCTATTACTAGTCAAAGAATACCTAACCGACTATGAAAAACTAGCAAAGGACTATCGTTATGTGACCCTTAAAAATAAGCTGCTAAAGATTGAAAAAATGGAGCTGGAAGGCAGGTACATCTATGAAGATATGCGGATGAAGTATCGCGCTACCCGTAGGAAGTGGGGTGCTAGGTATGTCTGAAATTAAGTGGATAAAAATCACAACCGATATTTTTGACGATGAAAAGATTTGCCTGATTGATGCCTTGCCTGATCCTGATGCCATCTTAGTGATATGGTTCAAGATTTTGACACTTGCTGGAAAACATAACAGTAATGGTTTGTTGATGATGACTGATAAGGTTCACTATACAGATGAAATGTTAGCTACTATTTTTCGTAGACCATTGAATACAGTAGGAATGGCTATTGGAGTTTTTGAACAGTTTGGGATGATTGAGATTATCGATGGTATTATTAGCTTGCCAAATTGGGAAAAACATCAAAACGTTGACGGAATGGAGAAAATCAAGGAACAGACACGTAACCGTGTAGCCAAATACCGTAAAAAACAGAAAAATCTTGCTCTTGGTAACGTTACAGGTAACGGACGGTAACGCACTAGAAGAAGATAAAGATAAGAATAGATTAGATAAAGATAAGAATAAGAAAAGAATAACTACTACTAGTAGTGGTAGTGAAGAAAATATCTTAGAACTTTTTCAATCTGAGTTTCGTAGACTCTTATCTGGATTTGAAATTGAAGAAATCAACCATCTACTAAATGAGAATGATGTGGATTTGGTGAAAGAAGCATTGAAGACTGCTATTAACTCAGGAAAGCCGAACATCAAATATATTGGTGGGATTTTAAGAAATTGGCAGATGAACAATGTTACCACTGTTGAACAGGTTCGTCAATCGGAAAAGAAGAACAAGGATAAGAAAGAAGAACAGGAGGCCAAGGACGAATGGGGGTACTAGAACTAATTGAACAATTCGAGATTGACTATTATCCGTTAAGCTACGAGAAGAAAACTCTTTTAGCAGACCAACCAATTCATCAAGTGGTTGCCTGCTTGTCTGAAATGGCTAGCTGGCATGAATGCGGAGGTCGGCTAGTATGGTAGACAATGTGTTTGAGGAAATCGCCTTATCTTATCGTAGGAATACAGAACAACAAGAAGAGTTCTGCGAAAAGCATAACATCCCTTTGATAAAGATATTGAGGACCGAGAGTGTTGTATGTCGCATGTGTGAATCTGAGCGGATTCATGAAGAAAATCAGGAAAGAGTGAATGAACTGGCTAATGCTGAGAATGAGCGAGAGAGGAAATACTATCTTGAAAAGTTCTCTCTTTATGATGAAGTTTTGAAAAATGCTACTTTGGACAATTTTGAAACACCAACCGAAAAAGAAGCGGAAAAGCTAGCTTTTGCAAAGAGGATTTGTCGTGAGTGGTCTGAGGGTGCTAGGAACAACATCGTGCTACAAGGAGAAGCTGGAACTGGCAAGAGCCATTTGGCCTTTGCTATGGTAAAGGCTTTATCTGAGTACACGAAAGAGATTGCTATATTTATCAATGTGACGGACTTACTGATGAAGATTAAAGCTGATTTTAGTCAGGAAGAGTTTCTGGTCAATAAGATTGCTAGCGCTAAGTTCTTGGTTTTGGATGATTTGGGCATGGAGAAGGATAGCGAATGGTCGTTTACTATTCTCTACAATATCCTGAATAAGCGTTCAAATACAATCATTACCACCAATTTGACTTCTGCTGATATTCAGAAAAGATATGGCAGACCCTTTATGTCCAGACTGATGAAGGGGGTGGATAAAGACCATTTGATGGTTTTCAACGACTTGACAAACAAGCGGAAGCAATATTTTTAGAACGGAGGTGGCTGATGTTTATTTTAAAGCATGGGACACGAGAGGATAAGCCGTTTCTGATGTCCGCTGTTATCGGTGTGACTGGCTTGGATATTTCGTGTTCTGAGGAGAAGAAAGCCATGCGGTTTGTTTCTAGGGCGGCAGCCTTACAGGTTGGAAAGGCTTTGAGGGGTTCCTTTGGGAACTTTTACCCTGTCGAGGTGGAGTGATGTTAGAGCTTTATTTCGTCTACAACGGGCACTGCAAGTTTTACCTTGGGAGGTTTGACAATGTCGATGATCTCATTGAGCAGATGGAAGACCATCAGTGGGCTTTCTCGGCTATCACTCATCCAAGGTTTCAGAAGCACATTGGTCAGCGGACGACACGGTTTGACTACGGTTCTAAGGATTGTTACTATTTAGCGACTTTTTCAGGAGGAGAAGAAAATGATTGAACTTATTAAAGAATTTGGAATGGCTATTCTGTTTTAGTGGGAGGTAAGAAACATGGTTGGAGTAACCTATCAGGAAATTCATCTCTTTGTTGAATTTTTGAAAGAGCAGTACGGGCAAGGTCGTCCAGACTATATTGAAGCCCTGAACGACTTAGACGGTCTGGTGGAAGTCTCCTACAGAGAAGCTATTGAAAGATTTTTAGAAGATGAAGTACGATAAATAGGCTGAGATTGATGGACTGAAACGCACGATCGAGCAAAACGAAGAGAAGATAATCGAGTATTCGAAGCCGTGCGATGCACGCAAGAGACGGATTAGAGCGCTGGAGCGCGATTTGTTGAGGAAAAAGAATAAAGAATTGAGACGGAAATTGGAGGAGTTGGAAGATGATGGAAGAGTTAAAGCAAAAAGTTAATGCAGTATACAACTGGACGGTAGAAGACGGGAAGCCGCAACCTCCCCAGCAAGATTTACCACAAGTGGTGAAAGACCGGGCGGACTATTTTTGGGAAATGGCAGAAGATGGTATGACGTTTATGGGAGCGATGGAATGCATCTTTGCTGATGAAAAGCCTACAGACTATGATTTGGGAGCTACTAAGGATTGGTTGCCAAAATCTAAGGAGTTTGATGATTGGGTTGGCTATTCGCCAAGCATGTCTCAGTTAGTTATTGCAGTTTATTTGATTTACAGAGGAAGCGAAGATGAAACTTAATGAATTGATTAAGAAATATAAAAAACTTGAGGGTGTATGGAATGCTGAAGGAGCAGAACTAGCTCGTCAAATTTTTCTGCAAGACTTGGAACAACTAGATAAACCGCAACCAGTCAAAGTTAAGAAGTTTGTGGCGGATTTTATCGCAGAACAGAAAAAACTGGGTCATACACTGTCCTACTCAATAGACGCAAGCATGTCTGACATAGTTGCAGAATGGTATTGGGATAATTCCGAACTCTTCGCACTAGCTTGGATTTTCGGCTACGAGGTCGAGGAAGAGAAGCGGTATACAGTAGTGACGAAAGCAACAAAACAACCGCTATATTATAATGCTATGGATAAGAAACTATTCTTCTCTATGGGCGGACTAGCTACAAAATTTACTCGCAAACAACTCAAAGAAGCGGACTTAGGCTGGGTATTTGATTGCCCAGGTATTGAGATTGAGGAGGTGGAGTATGATACAAACGCTTGAAGAAGGAATGAAGAATCAAAGTAAATGCATAAAAATCCCAGAAGAAATCAGACCGTTTGATATAAGGTATCGAATAGTAAATCAACATGGAAATCCGCTTGCTTTAAAAAACGGAGCAAGTATATTCGATTTACCATCACTAGCTGAAAAAGCTATTAAGAAAGAGTTTAGTAAAGATGACCCAGATTTTGATATTGAAAAACATTTCGTTGAAGAGGTCGCTATTGTCAATTTAAGTAAATTTCATAGTTATTTTGAGGAGGTGGAGTGATGGAAGATGAGCAAAATATTTTAGAGACACAATTGATTTTAGGTAAGCAAGTTTTAGAAATTGTATTGGATTTGCTAAAAGGCGATTTAAAAATAGGGGTAGTTCTACCTTTAAACATAAATGACCGTGAATTTACAATTACTGTAGAAAAGGAGGTCACAGATCGTGACTAAGGGGTGTTTGTGGTTATGAAGGACGTGTATGACAAGGTGAAAGTCGGGGATGAGGTGATGTTGTGAAATTCTTGGATTTATTCGCAGGAATTGGCGGTTTTCGTTTAGGAATGGAGTCTGCCGGGCATGAATGTATAGGATTTTGTGAAATAGACAAATTCGCTAGAGCTAGTTATAAAGCTATACACGATACGAAAGGAGAAATTGAATTACATGACATCACAACAGTATCAGATGACACTATTCGAGGAATCGGAAGTGTGGACATTATCTGTGGAGGATTTCCGTGCCAAGCTTTCTCAATTGCAGGAAACAGACGAGGTTTTAAAGATACACGAGGAACTTTGTTCTTTGAAATTGCTAGGTTCGCATCTATTCTCAGACCTAAATATCTATTCCTTGAGAATGTTAAAGGATTGCTCAATCACGAAAATGGAGTTACATTCGAGACCATTATCTCAACCTTGGATGAACTGGGGTACAACGTGGAATGGCAAGTGCTTAACAGCAAGAATTTCGGAGTCCCCCAAAATCGGGAACGAGTGTTTATTATCGGACATCTTAGAAGAGAACGTACCAGAAGAATTTTTCCTCTCAGCGGAAAAAATCAGTCAACTAGTAACCAATCAGCCATGAAAATTGGGAATATAAACCCATCTGGCAACGGAATGAATGGGGAAGTCTATCAAGCTGATGGTCTAGCTCCCACGCTAACAACAAACAAGGGAGAGGGGCAAAAGATAGCTATAAATAGCTATCACGAAAACAATCATTTATCAGATGGCTTTCGAATCAGAAAGCTAACACCTAAAGAATGCTGGAGGTTACAAGGTTTTCCTGATTGGACTTTTGATAAGGCGCAGGAGGTCAACTCTAACAGTCAATTATATAAACAAGCAGGAAATAGCGTGACAGTTAATGTCATAGCAGCAATAGCAAAGGAGTTATCATGAACGCACTAGAAAAAGTCGAACAATGGTTTATCGACCGTGAAATCAAAGATCGAAAAGGTCGTTGGATTGATGGTGCTTTCGTCAAAGAGGAGGATTTGGTATGATACCGAAATTTAGAGTGTGGGTAAAAATAGGAAAACGTATGGTTTTTTCAGATGACATTCTTGCTATTGACTACGAAAACAAA